AATCCGCACTAGACGCTGAGGAGCATAGCCCCTGCAATACGTCCCCTGTTTCTAAGGTAATCTTAGTTGTTATTTCAATAGTTGTTCCAAATGGTAATGAAACGTTATTAAGTATATGTCGCAATGTTCCGCCCGATTTAGTAACGCTTAGATCAATAGTCACATCAGCACTACTTGAATTAACATTAGACACTAAAATACCAATTACTGTTTCAGTAGTTGAGCTTGGAACTGCGTCAACAATATCTCCTGCTGAAGTTCCTAAAACCCCCTGTACCGAATGCAATGTGTCCGCCATAGTTCTTTTTCCTTTCCTAAGATAGAGCCAATACTAAACCTAGAGATACTCCTCCTGATAAATTTGCAATATCTTGAGCCGTTGTTCTTTTTAAATTATTACTATCATCTGCGTCAGCAAATGCAATTATGTCTGATCCCGCTACTGTCCCTGCGGTTGCTCTATCGGGAGCTTGAACAAGCGTAGATGAAAACGCGCCCGACGTTGCCGTTGCTCCACCATTTAACCCCGACGTTGCTGAAGTTGTTACTGTAACGCCCGTTATATCTCCGTCGCCAATATAGGAAACCCAAGAACTCCCGTCGTAAAATTGTAAAGTATTTGTATCTTTTAGAAAACAAAACATACCCTCAGCGTCATTTGTTCCAAGCGCTGTATCACGCGCGGAGGAATCCGCATATACTTGCACAACTTGGTCTTGTATAAATGTTTGAAATTCTGTTGCGCTTATTAGATCGCCTGTTGCGTAACTTTTCCAACCTGCTCCCGCCATATTATAAAAATTCCTTTCTAGCTATAAGCAAATCTTGTTCCCTCTCCTAGCTTGGCTTGTCCTAATATCCAAGCAGATGATCCTGCGGGACTTAATGTAACTTCCCAAGACCATGATTGAGAGCTTGCGTCCACATTATGCTTAATGCTTTCAATAAATAGTTCGTCCTCTATTGTAGTCGTATCAGGATTTTTTACAATTACCTTAATACGATCTCCAAACTCTCTGCCTAATGCTTGAGGCCATATTGCCGTATTTTGTCTTGGATTAGCAACTAATTTATCAAACCTAAGAATAGGCAAAGCCGATTCTGCAATTTTTTGCTCTATTAGAGATAATACATTTGCGTCGCTTGTATTTAATGTAGTTTGAGCGGAGCTTTTAGCGGTATATCTTATAACGCTATCTGCGTCGGAGATATATTGAGTTGATCCGCCCTCTCTTGTCCATTCATAGACATTGATTATCTCATTATCGTCAAACGATAAAGAAACGTCGCTATATGGTAAATTTGATCCTGTATTGCTAAATGTTGCCTGTACATTAATTGCATTTGTATTTGATAGTCTATAATCTCTATTTCTAAATGTTGCTTTGCCGTCTTTAGCTATAAAAAACTGCGCATTTTCGGAAATTTCACATTCTCTTAATGCCGACAATACATTATCCGTTAATGATTGGCTTACAACATTTAACGTACCCGTATTTATATCCCGCCTATTTGACGGCCACCCAATAGCGTTAAGTATTCTTATAACTCTTGCTGATGATAATTCTGTTGTATCTTCATACCCTATTCTTGTTGTTTGGCCTAAATTACTAAACCCTGCTCTACCTAAACGCCACGATCTTGTATCTAGCAATTGCGATTGAAATAGTTTAAAAGCGTCCGATCCGCTAAATGTAACAATGGAATCTTGCCCCTGCGCAGTAAATTTCACAGGAATGTTAGTTAAAAATCCCTCAAACAAAACATAAGTTGATGAACTATATGTTGCCGATATTCTAAATCTTTTTAATGGTTGTATTTTTGTACGCGCATTTGTTGAATCGTAATACGGAGAGCTTGTATTACTTGGGTTAAATCTATTATCAGCATTTGACAAAAGTATTTCTGCCGATCCGCTAACAAATTCTCCTAGTTCGTTTTGTCGTCCTCTAGTTGTATTAAATGCTCTAACGTATTGACTAACATCAGTAAATGATTGGGATTCGTCAAAAGGCTCGCTATCAAACGCAATTTCAACAGTAATATCAACATTGCTATCAAAAGCAACGCTCATGATATATCAATTCCTCTATCTCTTGCCTTTTTAACGGCTACCGCAACTGCGTCTTGTATTGATTGCTTATCTTGTAACGCGCCCTCAACATTTACGTTTATGTTTGTATTATTCATAACTCTAAATGCGTCTGATCCCGCAAAAGAAGTATCGGCTCCGCTACCACCCGAAATGCTAACAAATTTATCAGCTGATCCTCCTGCGGTATCAAATACTTTAGGAGTTTTACCTCCGCCACCGCCACCTATTGTAGAGGAAACAGGTTTGCCTGATAGATCAAATATTTTTTTAAATTCTGTATATAATCCCGCCAATGATCCGCCAACAGAATCAACCATTTGTTGCAATCCCTCTTTTAAGGCTCCAATTGCAGTTGCGTCCGCTAATGCTTTGTCTAATTCTTGCTTTGCAATTGCTTGCTCTAAAACGTTTTCAATTGATCTTTCTTGCGCTTTGTTTAAATCTTTTGTTGCTTTTTCTAGTTCTTTAGTTGCTCTCTTTACTTTTTCTTTTTCTTTTGCAACATCATCAAGAGCTCTTTGGTAATCATCTTGCGCTTGTTGTTCTTCTCTAGTTGCTGAAGTACTTGCCTCAATTAATTCTGTTAATTTTTGCTTTGCTAGTTGTAGCTCTAATTGTTGTACTTTTGATTTTTCTTCAACATTGTTTAATCTTTCAACGGCTTGCTTTTGTCTTTCAATTGCTAATTCTTCCTCTAGCGTTACTTCTTTTGATTTTTCTCTTTGAATATTTAGTTGCTCAAGTAATGTATCGGCCTTTATTTGAGCTAGTGTTTGATTTTCTTGAGCTTGCGTTAATTTTTCTTTTGCTGATTTTTCGTCATTTTGTAATTCAATAATATTTTCTTCAATTGCTTTTAATTTTTGATATGCACCCAATACTTTCTGCAATAGGCCTAATGATTTTTCTTTTCTTTCACTATTTAATTTAATTTCTTCTTCTGTTAATTCTTTTGTAACGTCGCTTTGTTCTATTAGCGCGTCGCTTACGTTCATTACTTCTATCTCGTATCTATGAGCATTATTTATTTGTTCTCTATTGTTAATAATAGCTTTTTCAATTTCATCATTTAATACAGCGGTATTTATCGCGTAGTTTTGCATCAATCGGTCATTTTGTTGAGATCTAAGTATTGTTTCTAGTTGTTCTTGAGTTTTTACAAAGTTTTGAGCTCCGCCTACTCCTGCAGATAACGCTCCGCTTAACATAGCTATTTGAGTTGCTTGTTCCTCTATGCTCTTTTCAGGCGCCTCGCCTTTTAATCTTAAAATTACTTCATCTAAGAATCTATTACCAAGACCAATTGCCTCCTCTAACGCAGGAGCAAATTCGTCCATAATAATAAGTCCTATTTCTCTAAATTTGTCCCCCGCCAAGCTTATTTGTGATTGCAAAGAATCTAATTGCTTGTCGGCAACCTCTTGCGTAGTTCCGCCTGAATCCCTAAGCGCTTGTTCATATTCTCTAATTTTGTCCGTAGATCCTGATAAAATTTTAACCGCGTCGGCTACACCTCTGTTTAGGCCTAATTGATCCAACGTGCTTGCTTTTAATTCGTCGGACATTGGTTTTAATACTCTATCTAATTCCTCAACAATGTCGGCAACATTTTTCATATTGCCCTCTGTATCAAACATCTCAAGGCCTAATTTTCTAAATTCTTCTCCGTTTTTTGCGGTTGCTCTTGGAATGTCCCTTAATACTTGGTTTAATTTTTCGCCACCCTCTGCTCCTTTTACACCTGCGTCTGCAAAAACAGCGAGTACAGCAACGCCCTCCTCAATATCTTTATTTACAACTTTTAAGGCAGATCCTGCTTTTGAAGTAAGCGCCTCCGAGAATTGTTGGACGCTTGCGTTTGCTAATGTATTTGCTTTCACAAGAACGTCTGTAACCCTAGTTAAATTTGTAAGGTTTTGTTGCGCGTCCGATACTGTAAGGCCTAATGCAGACTGAGCGTCAGTAGCAAGATCAGTAGCAGTAGCCATGTCGAACATACCCGCCTGAGCAAATTTTGCAACTTGCGGTAACGCCTGAATTTGTTGCTCCGCATTCAAACCTGCGGACGCTAAGAAGAAAAATGATTCTGCTGTTTCTTTTGCGCTAAATGTAGTTTCCAAAGCAACTTGTCTTGCAGTTCTACTCATGCCCTCTTGTTGCTCAACGGTGGCGTTCATAATGGCCAATGATTGCGTCATTGCGTCATCAAACGCAACAAATTGTTTTGTTGCCTCGACTAACGCTTTTGTCATTGCTACGGCACCAACAACAACGCCAACTTTCATGGCTTTGCCGAATTTACCTAAACCTTTAGAGCCTTTGTCCCCGCTATTACCAATACCTGCTAATTGGCGCTTTGCTAGTTCAGCGCCTTTAGTAACTATATTTAAAACTATGTTTGATACGGCCAACGTTTATTTCCTTTTCTTATATTCCGCCTCAGCAATTGCGCGTTGCTTATTTAATTCGGTTTGTTCAAAAATATAAAAAGCAACCCATTGCTCATATTCCATTGCACTCATTCTAGTGATTAATTCGCCCCGTGTCATTCCTAGATCACGAGCTAGTTTAAATTGAAAATAAAAGTCGCTGTTAGACTTGAAATTCCTCCGCGTCTGCGGAGCCTCCTAATCCATTAAGCTCATTTATAGCTAAAAATATACGATCAACAACTTTAGAATCTTTGTTATACAATTCCATTATTAAATCATCATTTAGCTCGGGATCAACAACGCATGTTTTAAGTAATTCTTTTTGATAATCAAAAGCGTCTTTACCCTCATCATCAAGAATACGCCCCAAGCTAATTTGCATTTGCTTAGATATACCTTTTAATTTTAAAGAAACGCCCCATTCCTCAATAATAAATTCTTGTTCGGGAACGTTCGGCAGACTACTAATTGAATCGGCCGTAAGTCTTTTTATTTTTTTTTCTGTCATTTGCGCGTCCTATCTAGTCAATTCTAGTGAGTACCGCGTGTAACCGCGCCTGAAACCTGCAGATCAGCACTAAAACCAACAACATCTCCTACGGGAGAAGAAGTTGAGTATGAGGTTATGAATGCCTCGCCTGTATATTTTACCTTACCGCTTGCAGTTCCTTCAGGTGAATACTCATAAGAAAGCGAACTAGCTTGACCTACTACTGCTCCGAGAATATCGTCCGCTGTACTATCCCATGCTCCTGCAATAGAAATAGTTGCGTCCTTTAATCCAACAATATATTCTTTATTGTCATCTCCAAGAGTAGTTGTTTCAGCTAAATCAACTGTTTGTGGAAAATCTACTGAATTAACGTATGCGCTAATGTCGGTCAATGATCCGCTTGCATTATCTAGCTTGAACGTGCTGTCTTTACCATGTACGAAAGCCACCTTATATTCCTCCTATTTGTTTCTTCCAAATCCTACTATAACAGAAAAAGACGGGGTTGATCCCCCAATTGTAAATACGGCTTTTAGGTATCTATTAACCGTTGTACCTTTTGCAACCGCTTTTACCTCTGCTCCTGCCGAAGTAAGTCTTGTAAATGTAACTAAATCAGCATACGTTGTATTGTCTGCTGAATGCGTAATTTTTGCGTCTAATGTTGGAGATGATCCGCTTACTGTACTTGCAATTATAAAAGCGCCACCTCCATTTGCTGTTGCAGAAGTATTATCTCTTGCCGTTCCATTTGAGGTTGTTGTATATGTTGCATTTTCTAATACTTTGCCTGTAAATAATCCCTCGTCTGCTTGATAATCAACGGAAAAAGCAACTATATCTCCAACGGGGGAGCTAAGGCCATAATTAGTTATATTGCCTTTTCCAAACGTTGTATGATCGTTTGCGTCTAGTCCGTCAATACCAATTGCAACAATTTTGTCCGTTGCTGATCCTAGTGAAGTCTGAATTGGAGAATCAGCGGTTGCGTCATAAAATCCCGCCAATGCAATTGTTCCGTCTTTTGTTCCCGTAATATAAGTTTTATTTGAATTACCGAATGTTGTGGATTCGGCCAAATCTACTGTTCTTGTTGAATCAGCAGATTGCAAAAAAGAACTTATTTCTAGTTGATCTAAAAATACTTTTGTGTCTTTACCATGTTTAAAAGCCATTTATTTTTTACCTCTACCTCGTCTATTTCTACGACGTCGTCTTGTTGATCCTCCGCCATAGCTACGTCCATAACCCATTTTAGTTATTCTTCCTCCTGCTTGTTAGTCAATTCTTGTAATTTTTTTTCTTTATATTCTTTAGTAATTTTTATTAATTCGCCCTGCTCCATTAACCATTTAATTGATTTTTGCGGTATATCTTTATTTGATACCGCTTGTCCTTTTGCAAAATATTTATCTTTAAATGTTAATCCATTAACTACTTCGTATGTCATGCTATTACCTCAATTAAAAATTCTACTCCTAATAATTCCACGTTGTTTAATTCAAACGCTCCATAATCTCTCGCCTCAACTACTCGTAAGGTGCTTGCAATTCCTCCCAATGTTTTATCACTTTCTATTGCTACTTTCATGCTTGAGGATCCCGAGCTATTTAAAAAAGCGTCTAATGTTTCTTGGCTATCTTGCCCGTCAATATTAGATACAAATAGTCTAACAGGTATTATGAATTTGTCAGACCCTCTAGCCATTGAGAAATCATACTCAAGATTTTCTAATACGCTAACTACGGCAAGCGGTGGGTCAAACCTATGAGGAACGTATGAATATACGCTTATGTTTGCGAGATTATTTCCAATATTAGTTCCAATGGCCTGACGTAATGCTGTAAGACTAGCCATTGTTTAAATCGTCCTCTATCGGCCAATGCTCGTTCGTAATGTTTTCCATACGGCCTATAAATTGTATTTCGCTGTTATCAGTAAGCGCTTGCAAAACATTTATTTGATTTTTAAATTGTTCGTCGCAATCATTTGGCGAATCTCCCGTTGTTCTTATTTCAATTGTTCCAACAACGGTGTAAATTATTTCTGTCATGTATGGATTATATCACGGAGAAAGATAATTGTTATATAGTTAAAAAGCGTTTTGCGGATTTCTTGGGTTGGCGTTTATGCCGTCATTTGTTTGGATTTATATTCTTCAATTTGCTGATCGGTAATTTTACTCCAATGATTTAAACCCGTTCCATATTCGCTCTGCCATACAAGTCTTTCTTTATATTCTTTTCTATTGTTTGTTGTATATGTACATTTGTCTGCAATTCTAATTGATTTAAAATCTACCCCAATGAATCCTTCCATTGTTGTTTTCATTTGATTTACGCATTGTTGTGAATGGCTTATTGGATTTACGCTTGCGTCTGTATCAATGAATGATCTAAATAATATTTCTTGATACGCATGTGATCTAAAATAACCCGTTAGTTCAAGTAATCTATTTCTAAATGTTCTATCGTGGCCATTTGTATTTATATGCGCAATCTCATGTATTAGGGTTGCGTCGTTCCAATTCCAATTACTCATACTCATTGTTATTGTTGCGCTACCGCCAAA